TTAATAGAAATAAATGCCAACAGGTAAATACGAATTAAAAGGAAAAAAACTACCTACTACAACACAAGTAATAGGAAGATTTAAAAATGCTACCGGATTAATTATTTGGTCTAACCAATTAGGTTTACAAGGATTAAATTATTTTGATGAATTAAAAAAAGCAGGAAATACTGGAACTGCCTTACATGATTTAGCTGAACTTTATATATTAAAAAAATATTATGAATTACCAGATGATCCTATTGCTATTCATTGCTTTCAACAATTTGTTGAGTGGTGGGATAGTATTGATTGTGAAGTTATTTGGACTGAGAAAAAATATACAAGTAAGAAATTAAATATTGGTGGCTGTCCAGATTTACTTATAAAAAAAGATGGTAAATATATTTTGGTAGATCTGAAAACTTCTAAAGCTGTCTATTCCGATATGCTTATTCAACTGTCTTGCTATGCAGAATTAATAAAAGAAAATGATGGCATAGAAATAGATAGAGCAGTCATAGTACGATTTCCAAAAGATGATGATGAAACTGAAATAAAGAAATTTTTTAAAGATGATCTTGCTGTTGGTCTTAAGCAATTTAAACTTCTTAGAAAAGCATTTGATTTAGATAAAGACCTTAACAAAATATTAAAAGGGAAAAAATAATGGGCGATGAATTTCCAGAACAAGTCATTGAACAAGTAATTAATCCTATGCCTAAGAGTATAGCCACAGCAATCAATGACATAATGCTTAAATTACAAAAGTCATTAGAACATGATGCTAAAAATGATTATCAAAATTATACTTACACAAGTATTGATGGTTTTTTAAAACAAGTACATCCTGTTTGTGCTGAAGCAGGTTTGGTTATTGTACCACATGAACAATCAATTGAGATTAGTCCATCTGGAAAAAATTTAACAGTTGTTTATCAATATATCTTAGTTCACAAAGACGGAGATACTTGGGATTTTCCAACAACTAAACATATTGTCGTACCATTTGGTAATGGTACAGCAATGGGTACTGCCCAGTCTTATGCACTAAAACAATTTATGCGATCTCTGTTCCAATTAAGCACAGGAGAGCAAGATGATTTAGATGCTTTAGAACAACCAAAAAATAGCCAGAAGAAAAAGAAACTAGGAGATGTATGACCGAAGAAAAAAAATTAGTTGAAGGACTATATCCTAAAGAAGGCAAAGTTGATTTTGTTAAATGTCAGCTATCAATAAAGAAAGATCAATTTACTAATTGGTACAAAAAGAAATTAGAAAACAAAGATGATGAGTGGATTAACATTGATGTTTTAGTTTCTAAACAAGGCAAGTGGTACTGTGTTGAAAATAATTTTAAACCTAAGAGTAATGCAGCAGTAGAAGGTAATGATGCAGAGGATATTCCTTTTTAATGTTTGAACAATTTACAAAAGAAGAGGTTAGGATTTTAAAAAAGATTTGTGAAAATCCTATTTTTAAAGAGTCTCAACCTCTTCATGTAAAAAAAATATCAAGCATGAAAAAATTAAAATTTTTAGTTTGTGAAAAATATGGAATAGAAATCAAAAATCTTGAAGGAATTAACAAAAGTGCAGAGTACGTTAAAGCTAGAAAAGAATATATTAGTATTGCTTATAAAGTTCTTGGTAAATCTGTTTATCAAATAGCTGATTCTATTAATAAAACTCATGCTAACGTATTGCATCATTTGGGAAAAGTTACCCCAGAAACAAATGAAACTATTAACAAAATGATTAACAAAAATGATTGAGATTGTTTTAGATATTTTGCAATTAGCAGTATTAATTTTTATTGCCATTATGATTTGGGGCATTGGAGACAAATTATATAAATGAAAAAGCATATAAAAATATTTGATGATTTCTGGTTGCCAGAATTAACAATAGCACAAACTTTTCAATGTGCTGTTTGTAATAGTTGGGAAGGCACAGATATTCATCATTTATCTTCTCGTGGAATGTCTGGAAGTAAATGCAAAGACTATATTGAAAATCTTATTTGTTTATGTCGTAGCTGCCATAACAAATGCCACAAAGATAAAGAGTTTAATACAAAAGCCAGGATAATTAATTTGCGAAACATTGCCGACAAATTGGAAAGTGAAGTGGATGGATAATAGTTTTAATAAATACGATCCTCATGCAATTGCTGAAACAAAAATGAAAGCAATTGTTAGTTACAGAGAAGCTAAAAGAATATTTAATCAACTTACTAGAATTAAAGATGAAAAAGAAAAAGCAAGATATTTACATTATCGTTTTTTATCTAATGAAAAACATAGTGTTGAAGATGCAAAAGCAAAAGCAAGAATAGATCCAGAAGTAACAGAAGTTAATAGTAAATTAGAACAAGCTGAGAAACTAATGGATGAAATGTTTGCACAGCTTGATCGTATTACAACAAAAATAGAACTTATGGCAGATGCCAATGCAACAGCTAGAGCAGAAATGAAATTAGGTGGATTACAACCATGATAGTTAAATTATCAAAAAAAGAAATGTCAGAAATTAATCAGTTTGCAAGTTTACGTTGGCAATTGTCGAGAGCAGCAGGTGTTGTAAATCAACGTAGAGACAACAAAAGAACTGATGATGATGTAGACAAACTTGGTTACAAAGGAGAATTTGTTGTAGCAAAAATATTTAACTTACCATTTAATCCTGGAGTAGCAGGAATAGATGATGGTTATGATTTATGGATAAATGATTTATCTGTTGATGTTAAAACAACATTTTATCCTAGTGGTGTATTGTTATTTAAAAGTATTCAGTCATTTAAAGCTGATGTAAGTATTCTTGTTACTGCAACTAAAGATGAAAATACTTTTAACGTAGTCGGTTTTATTCCTAAAAAGAGTTTGAAAAAAAATCTAAAGTTTTTAATGGCAATGGTATGGCTGTTCATCAAGAATATTTATACCCAATTGAAAGACTTTGGAAATATACTAAGCAAAAGGAACTATTAAATGTCTAAAAATATAATTAATATTGTGCAATTAGATCAAGGTGGAACTAATCCTAAGTCTGAATTGTTTGAGCAACCATTGTGGGAGTTGCACTTTGAAGATGAAGATAAACGTATTCTTGGCAAAGCTAAGATGGAAGAATATTTATCTAAAGGGTATAATAATACTGTGTACCAATTTAAACGTTGGACAGCTAACACACCATCTGGAACAGAAGTACGTCTTTGGGCAGTCGTTTTTACGGATAATAGCCATGATCTTTGTGTCGCTAATAAATTTTACCAAATGCTTAAAGTTGGACATCAACGAAAAGATGAAGAGAAATACAAAGAAATAGAAGAGAAGCTACATCTTAAACGATTACCAGAAAATACTGCTTTGTTTCATCCAAAAAGTACAACAACACCAGATGAACGCAAAGAACTAGATAATTATAGAAAAAAAATTTTAAATGAAGCCAGAAACGAAGAAGAAAACCAAGATATCGTGAGAGGAGAATACTAATGTCAGCAGAGAGAAAACCACTAGAGCCAGTTTATTATCGCAAAGATTTGGCTAATTTGTTCGGAATATCAACTAGGACTTTACAAACGAGATTGAATGAATTATTTATACAGCATCCCAATATTTCTTGTTTATCTCGTTATATAGGTAAAAAGCAGTTTTTTACCTACAATGACATTGAGGAGATTAAACAATTATGCTTACCCTATTCAAAAGAAAAGAAAGCAAGTTCTGGCAAATTAGAGGTACTGTCAGAGTCGGCAGACAAATAATTACAGTTCACAAAGAGTCTACTGGTACGACAAGTAAATCAGAAGCTACTTGGATTTGTGAGAACAGACAAGAAGAAATAAAAAATTCCATTCTATCTACCCACAATATGACATGGGGAGAATGCTTTGATAAAATGTTGGACAATCCTAAACATTGCCCATCATCTAAAAGAATGTCAATATTCAACAGAGTAAGAAAAATGGTTGGCGATTTTGAGTTAAAAGAATTTAATGATGATTTAATATTCAGAAAAGCCTACGAAATGTATCCAGTTTTAAAACAATGGAAGGGTAAAAAACTAAGAGATCTTAGTTATGCAGAACGACAGTTAGCATCTGCAAAAAATAATACTGCAAATACTGGTTTTGTATTACCTATATCAAAAGTGCTGCACTATGGAGCAAAACAAGGTTGGTGTAATGATCCAACG